ATAGGTTCAAAATGAAACCTTTTATTAAAGGAAGGAGGAATTATTATGGCGTATAAAAATCTAGGTGGTAGACCAATGAAATATAAAGATATAGATGAACTAAACAAAAAGATAGATGAGTACTTTAACACTTGTGATAAGAAAGAAAGACCTTATACAGTAAGTGGATTAGCCTTATTCTTAGATACAGATAGACAGTCTTTACTTAATTGGCAAGATGAAGAGAGATATTTTAAAGAGTTAAGTGAAGAAGATAACAAGAGATTGATTGACACTATAAAAAAGGCTAAACAAAGAATAGAGAATTATGCAGAAGAACAGCTATTTAGAAAGACAAATGTTACTGGAATCATATTTAACATGAAGAATAACTGGAATTGGGCAGACAAACAAGAGATAGTTAATATAGATAACAATAAGGCTGATTTAAGTGGATTAACTACAGAAGAAATAAGAGAGTGGATGGAAAGACAAGAGATAAAATAAATTAGTTCGTATAAGATATGTTTTACGAACTTTAGCTATATTGCTAACGTATATTAAACATATTGATTAAATACGAACTTTGTATTTACAAAATACGAACTTATGCATATAATATCATTAAATGAGTAATTTATGAGGTGATATTATGGCTAATAAAAAGACAAGAACATTAACTACTGAAGAGTATAAAAAGATAGTAGAAACATTAAAATCTAATTTTACTTATGGAGGAAAAGAATTTAGATCTAATCATAGAATAGCTACTGCTTTAGTTTTACAGGCTAACTTAGGATTGAGAATAGGAGATATACTTAAACTAAGGTTAAATGACATTGTAAGAGATGGGAATAGATATAGGCTTAATATAAAAGAAGAAAAGACCGATAAGGAAAGAGTATTTACAGTACCCAATGAGGTTTATAATTATATTAAGATGTACTGTTTAGAGAATAATATTAAACCTTCAGCTAAGATAATAGACATTACTGAACGAGCAATACAAAAGCAATTAAAGATAGTATGTGACTATTTAGGAATAGAAGGAATATCTACACATAGCTTTAGGAAATACTTTGCCACACAAATATATATCAATAGTAATTACAATATAGCTTTGGTTAAGGAGTTGTTACAGCATAGCAATACATCTATTACGCAGAGGTATATAGGTATAAGCAGTCAAGAGGTAGAGAAGGCGTTGAGTGATCATGTGTGTTTAATATAAGAGTTGATTAGTTCAGCTCTTTTTTTATTGTGTGTATATACGTAGGTAGTAGGTGTATGTATGTATGTTTATGGTTACGTGTTATATATACAAGTGAAAGGGAAAAGACGAAGCATAGGGGGGGGAGTCTATATGGTGCTAAATAATTTTTTTATAAAAATAAGACGTTTCTATGGATAAAAAAGAACTAATAAAAGAAGAACTTAGAAAAGAGTTAGCTAGGAGAGATTATTCAGAGTATTGCAAATATGTACATAAAGGCAACTGGATATTAGGAAAGCATTTAAAATTAGTTTGTGATGCCATACATGACCTATTAGAAAGAAGAACAAAAGAAAATATTTTAATAGTTTCTATGCCCCCTCAACATGGAAAATCACAATGTATAAGCGAAACCTTACCTAGTTATTATCTCGGGAAAAACCCTAATGATAGAGTTATTGAGGTATCTTATGGAGATGATTTAGCTCAAAGGTTTGGGAGGAAAAATAAAGAAAAAATAATTGACTATGGAAAGTCATTGTTTGAAATTGAATTGGATAGGTCAAGCGATACATTGCTTACTGTAAAGGGATATGACGGAAGTATGATAAGTAAAGGTATTATGGCAGGGTTAACTGGTAATCCAGGAGACCTTATTATAATTGATGACCCTATAAAAAATAGACAAGAAGCTGAATCGGAAACTTATAGAAGTAGAATCTATGATGAATTCCTTAACTCTATTTATACTAGATTATCAGCTAAGGGCGTTATTATAGTAATTATGACTAGGTGGCACGAGGATGATTTAGCTGGAAGAATACTTAAAAACTTACCTCATAAGTGCAAAGAAATAAACATCCCTTTAGAAGCTGAAGAAAATGATATTCTAGGAAGAAAACTAGGAGATGCATTATTCCCTGAAATAGGTAAGGATAATGAATGGCTAAAAGATTTTAAAACAGTTTATACAACAGATCAAGGTAGTAGGTCTTGGAATGCATTAATGCAAGGTAGACCAAGTGCTGCTGATGGCAACTTATTTAAAAGAGATTGGTGGAAATATTACAAAAAACCACCTAGATGTCCACTTAATATAATGACAGTAGACGCAACGTTTAAGGATACATCTAAAAGTGACTATGTAGCTCTAGGGGTGTGGGGAAAGCGCAACAATGAATATTACAAGCTTGACCTATTAAACAAGCGTATGGGTTTTGTAGAGACTGTAGGAGCTATAAAAGAATTTAAAGATAAACATCCATATATAAGTGGAATTTATATTGAGGATAAAGCAAATGGAAGTGCAATAATTGATGTACTTAGAAGGCAGATACCCGGAGTAATAGCATTTAATCCTGGTAGGGATAGTAAAGAAAGTAGGGCCAGTGCAATTTCTCCAATTGTTGAAGCTGGACAAGTTTTTTTACCTGAGTATGCTTCATTTACAAATGATTTTGTTGACCAATGTGCAAGTTTTCCAAATGGCGCTAATGATGATATGGTTGATGAAATGACAATGGCATTGAATATACTGAGAAATAGAGTTGCAACAGTTGAAGTAAAAGAAGATTATGATCCTGTGTATGGTATTCCTTTTGAGAGTGAGTACGAAGAAATGTTATATAACGTAACTGGTGGAGGTATTAACGAGGAGATGTTTGAATGGTAATAGGTATTTTAGTAGGAATACTCTTAATGGTTAGCTATGGGGGGGTATTCTATTTAGGTTATAAATTTTCATATAAAACTAAAATAAAGGTTGAAGAAAGTGAAGATAAAGTAAAAGAAAAACTAGTTGCAAAATTAAGAGATGAAGGATTTCAGAATATAATGAATTATAATATGAATGTTGCTTTAGGAAGGGAGGATTTAAATGAGTGAAACTATTAAAGAGTGGAAGTTATATGAAGCAGGTAAAAAGTATAATTCAAAACTAGATCCACCTTACTATGATACAGTTAAACTGAATTTAGACTTCTTTAACGGTAATCAATGGAAGAATTTAAAATCAAATGGTATGCCAACTCCTGTTTTTAATATTTTGAAAAGAGGGGTTGAATTTTTTATATCTTCTTTAATGAGTAATAAAACCAAAATTCAGTATTCAACTTTAGAATATAGGGATGATGGAAATGAAAATTTTAATGTAGCTGATATAGCAACTAATGAAGTGGAGAACTTATTTGATAAGTTTAAAATGGAAAATAGAATAAGGGACGCTTTATTTGATGCTGCTATTATGGGGGATGTTGCTGCTCATGTATATTTTAATCCAGATAAAAAACCTTATGGCGGTACATTAGGAAGTTACGAGGGTGAGATTGAATTTGAATTAGTGGATGGTACTAATGTTTATTTTGGTAATGCAAACTCAAATAGAATATCTACTGAGATTCAACCTTATATTATTATTTCTGGAAGAGATCTAGTTGAAAACTTAAAAAGAGAAGCTGAAGCTAATAAAACTGAATTTAATGATATAAAAGAAGATAACTATACAGATGATATGGCTGGTAGTTTTGGTGGAACAGAAATAGAGATTGAAGGTGATGATACCGGTAAAGCTAAGTACATTATCTATTATAAATATGATAAAGATACAGGTACCATAAAGGCTAGTAAATGTACTGAAAAAACTTATATTTATGAAGATGTAGATACTGGATTAAGTAGGTATCCTATAGCGTGGTTAGTTTGGGAAAAACAAAAAAATCAATATCATGGTAGAGCAGTATGTACAAGTATGATACCTAACCAAATTTTTATTAATAGAATGTTTGCTATGGTTATGTATCACTTAATGATGGCTGCATTCCCTAAAGCAGTTTATGATGCTGATAGAATTACTAATTGGAGTAATAAAATAGGTGAAGCAATTCCAATGAAAGGGTTAATGCCGGGGGATTCTATTAAACATATAGCTGGATATTTAGAACCAGGTAATATGAGTAATCAGATAGCTCAATTTTTAGAAATGGCGATTCAGTACACTAAAGAAACGCTAGGTATTAATGAAGCTATGATGGGTGACATTAATCCAGAAAATGCAAGTGGTAAATCTATCATAGCTACAGTTCAACAATCTGTAGTTCCTTTGGAAAATGTTAAGGCCAATCTTTACGAATGGGTTGAGGAAATAGGCAGAATATTACTTGATATGATGGGAACTTATTATGGCCCAAGACCGTTAGTAATGAGAGAGAAAGAACAGAAATATATAACTGATTTTGATTTTAATGAGTTAAAAAGTGCATTCTTATATACTAAATGTGATGTTGGTCCAAGTTCATATTGGAGTGAGATAGCAGCCGTAGAAACATTAGATAATTTATTAAGGGATAATAGAATTAATATAGTCCAGTACTTAAAGAGAATGCCTAATGGGTATATAACTAATAAAGATGAATTAATAGAAGAAATAGAAGAACAAATGAAGGCAGTGGAGACAATTCCTCCACCAGCAGAACCCAATATGCCGATTTAAAGTCTTAGGAAACTAAGGCTTTTTATTTTATAAATAATTCGCAAACCATAGCGAAAGGAGAAGTTAAAATGGATGAAGATATTATAGAAATGGATGAAAATGATTTTATATCTGAAGAACCAGGAACAGATGAAATCATAGAAAATGAGGTAAATGAAGAAGGTCAAGAGTTTACTGAAGAAGTGGAAGAAACCGCCGAAACTGATGAAGTAATTCAAGACCCTGAACAAAGGATAAAAATTAAATACAATCATGAGGAAAAAGAACTTACTCTTGAAGAAGCTACTCAACTAGCTCAAAAAGGTATGAATTATGATAAGCTACAAGAAAAATTATTTGAAACACAAAATAATCCTGGATTAGCATATTTAAATGAACTTGCTAATCGACATGGAACAAGCATAGAAAATCTAGTTTCTTATTGGAAAGAACAAGATTCACAAGCTGAATTAAATCAGCTCATTCAAAACAATATTCCGGAAGAATATGCTCGAGAAATGATAGAAAATAGAAAGTTTAGAGAGCAACAACAACTAAAAGAAAAAGAAACACAAGCAGAAGCAAGACAACATGAAGAGTTTGATGATTTCTTTAGAACATTTACAGATATTAAACCAACAGATATACCAAATGAGGTTTGGCAAAAAAATAATGAAGGTGTTCCTCTTAAATATGCTTATATGGAGCATGAATTTAATAACTTAAAAAATGAAATGCAAGTATTAAAACATAATAAAGAAATAAAGAAAAAAGCTCCTATAAGGTCAACGGTTTCTTATGGAAATAGAGAAGAAACTACAGATGACCCTTTCTTAGAGGGCTTTAATTCTATATAAAAAAGGAGAGATGATTTAAATGGCTATAAATTTA